ATCTAGGTTCATAGGTACCAAGTAAGACCACGCACCGTGATTATCTATAAGCCTTCCACCATTAATATCAAATTGTTCTATATTCCCATCTGGTGTCTTTCTTATCATATTTATGGTACCTTCGCTAGCCACTTGTTGACACAATTCACCAAACTTAGGTCTTGGTCGGCATCTATAATTTATGCTGTGCTTATGCTGGTCACCAAATAGACTACCCATGAAGATAGCATAACTTTGAACGGTATAGTTCAAGTCAACATCTGCTCTTGTTATACCTATTTCACAATTATCGGTATCACCCCAAAATGGTTGCACATTTATACCTACGTTTGTAGACTTAATTTGTAATAACTTATCTAGGTTTGTACCACCTTTGAATTTGGTTGTACCGTAAAAAAATTTTTCAGATACGCCTTCGTTTATCAAGTCATATGGACGCTGTGATATTATTCCGATATCTGAAATATCAGCATCAACATGTAGCGTATAGGTTCCAACTGGAACACCAAATATCATGAAGTCTCCAGCATGGTTTGTTGTTGTGGTGAACTTATAATACTTACAGTATATTTCATTCATCACATCGTTGTCTAGCACTTGTCTCTTTGTTGGTAGCGTACCTACTGGAGTAAAACAATCGTTGTTGCTTTCTGGTTCGATACCCAAAACATTATATCTTATACCTGAAGAATTTTTATCTGTAACCACTTCATAAGGGTATAATCCACTTATCAATGGGTCGTTTTTATCAACCGAATCTAATGGTATGAATATACTTACCTTAGCATTTGGCACACCAAAGCCTCCATTTACATTGACCCTACCAACAACGACACCATAATCAGAACAAAATTTTCTGTATACTTCTTCTTGAGTTAAATTTAAAGACAGTATCTTGACGAAATCAAAATCTTGGTCTAGCTTTAACTTTACATATTGGTCACCACCATTTGGTGTTGTTCTTATTCTAAGACTATTTGACATAATTAGTATTTATTGGTTATATCTTCTGCGTTAATCAAATAAACATCATCTTCGGTTAGACTATTATAGTCTTCTTCATAGATATAATCATCTTCAACCTTAGATAACATGTTAGGTAACATCTTTATTAAAGCCGTAACATCTAGTGATTCTGATAATACTATACCCTTAAATGCAAGCCATGTAAGATATACCATCAATACTGGTGATATCAAAAGGTATATAAAGAATATAACTAGTCTAACAAAGTAGAATGATATTCTTTTAGTTATTGGTAAATTAGATTCTTTGTTTTCGTTTGAAAAATTATCTATTGAAACTCCGTTTTTGCAATTGCAACCCATTTTTTATGTTTTAACTCTTACTTTTATATCTACGTTAGGGTATTTTATTTCGAACATACTAACTGGGTCGCCAAATAGCGTATAATCAGAAGAAATATCGATTTGTCTTGTTGTTGCATCGATATACGGCTGAGTTATTTCATTCAAGCTGTATAAGCCTTGGCCTACCTTGTTGTATACTCTTAAGTCTATAACGTTTGTTACCCCACCAACGTTATTTATTGTTTCAACCAAAGGTGATAGGTATACGTTTTCACCCATTTGGAAGTTATTTATACTCATGTAGCTTTGTACATCCGAAATTACTTGGCTTACGATTTGAGACTGAGGGAACCTTTTATCCACGTACAAGTCTATCTCAAAGCTTAAGTTTATTATCTTTCCATCGCTAATTTCTATATAGTCATTAATCATTCTGTAGTCAGACAAATAATTAGATATGTTGTTTTTAAGAGTACTTGTAGACTGATTTGTTAGGTTTGAATTTGCATCCAAGCCTAGTATATAAACCTTTATCTTGTTTTGTTCTTCATAAACACCACTTCTAAATGGTACACCGTATTGGCCTGGCATCAAGGCTATCCTAGCGACATAGTCTTTGATAGTAACGGCCCTATTTTGTCCAGAAAAATTATACTTAACCAAGTTTCTTATTTCTTCAACGCTTGGTGCATCTCTACCGCCAAGTGCTGGAAATAGATTATTAACCTTTAATGAAGTTCTAACAGCATTATTGATTGTTTGATTAGCACCATTTATTGTTATATTAGATGTGCCTACCGATGTTATTACATTTGTACCAACATTTGTATCAGCACCACCGCCAACCCTATACTTAATAAAAATAGTTGTATTTGGTGTAGGTGTTTCACCTAGTGAATTGTTATTTATAAAGTTACCTATTTGGTTAACCAATTGTGTTGAACCGAAGGTACTAAGGCTACTGAGGTCTTGTGTACCAGAACCAAAGGTTATCTTTGTAAAACCTTGGTCGGTGTATTCACGAATAAACTTTTTGGTTACCGTAACCCATTTTCCTGGTTTGATACCAGCGTTATCGCTAGTTATAGATGTATCCATAATAAAAACTTCGCTTTCAGCCAAAGCATCCATTTCGTACCACATAAGCGTTGGGTCTGAAAATTGAGCTAAGCTTGGGTCTTGAGTGAAATTTGTTCCTTGTAGTGAAATTACGGATTCAATAGATATAACATTGGTGTCTGGTAGGATTACTTGCAAAAAAGGAACAACATCCGCAGATGTTATAACTCTTTTGAATATCTTGCTATATCCGTTTACAACCATTTCTCTCTTTGTAAGCGTATAATTTTGAAGTATACCGTTTGAATCGAAGTTCGGTAGGATAAGTCTATTAGGTACGCCACCAATCGTGAAAGGGTCTGAAAAATCTATATCATAAGCTGTTTCGAAAACCTTACCAGCACCGTTAACTTGTGCTCCAGCACTAATCAATGGAGCATAAGATACATCGAAGGTATCGCCGAATACTGGAACCGTTACTGAAAAATCAACAAGCGTAACGCTTGGTCTTTTGCCTGGCACCTTAACACCAAATGTTCTAGCTAGCGACAAGATGTTTTTATTTTCTTGAGCGTAGTCTATTTGAGTTTCTTGAAACATCCTATCGGTGTTAAATGAAAGCATATCACCAACAGCGGCGTTTAGTTCTAAAAGCATCATGCCTACCGATGCGTCATTAAAATCGTTAAAGATGTCTGGGTAATATTGCTTAGCCATGTTAACTAAGTCCGTTCTGATGTCTGCGAAGTTACGAGAACTATAATTGATACCTTGATTTGCCATGTTATATGTTGATTATTACGAAGTCTGTAAATGTAAAAACATCATCGGTTACTGTGTAGTCTATTCTAACAACAGCAGCGTAGTCGCTTTCCGATGATTGTGTTACAGAAACATTATTTACTTGTAGTTTTGGTAAGTATTGTTTTACCGTATCTGTTATTTCTTGTTTAAGATTGTTTAGAGTTAAGCCATCTTCTGGTTCAAAGATAAACTTCAATAAGTCAGTTCCAAAGTTTGGGTCATATAGCCTTTGGCCTTTTCTAGTCAAGATAAGGTGCATTAAATCCGCTTTTATAGCTGAATTGCTATCTGCGTTCAAATCCAAGTAAAACCCCTGAGAACTGTTCTTAAAGGGATAATTTATGTTGATAAATTTACCGTTTGCCATTTATATTTTATTCATAAATATAATACTATTGGATTTTGGTAAGTAAATATGTTAAATAAAAAAGGCCCCGTTGTGGGGCCTTTTTTTAACTTGAACATCCGAAGCATTCAAATTGACTATCTTTGGGCTTTTGCGCTACCGTCACCTGCGAAGATGCTAGTTTTGAGTTAGCGTCCAACTTGGATTTGGTTCTGGTGTAATAAACACCCGTTTTTAACCCACCTTTCCATGCGTACATTAACGCACTTGCTATTTTCCCATACTTAGCGTCAGCATGATATAGGTTCAGAGACTGTGATTGGTCAACATACTTGTTACGTATTATTGCTAAATCCAAAAGGGTTTTTTGAGAAATTTCCCAAGTATCCTTGTATCTGAAACGAACATCTTCTGGTATTTCTATGATATTCTGTATGCTACCTTTGTTTTTGATTATCTTGTCAATCATGTTAGAATCCCACAATTCTAGTTCAATCAATTCGTTTACAAGGTATTTGTTTACCACCAAGAATTCACCTTGACCAACACGTCTTGTGAACAAGTTAGCGGTTGCAGCTTCAAACGATTCAAATACCGATAGAAGAATAGCTGATGATGCTGTTGGCATAAGACCC